CGTCCCATTCCAGCCATCGCATTTCATTGGTTCGCAACCCACAATACAGACCGAAATAAATGGCGATCACTATACAGCCATGCATAGGATGTTTGCGTCCACTCGGATCGGTATAGTAATCATATTTCTGATTGAGAATTTCAATGGTCTGTTTTGCCTCATCTTCGGTTAAGACTCTACGTGGTTTTGTCGTTGCCTGTTTGATGGTTGGGCATCGATCTTTATTGTAGGGGGAACGTTCAATTAGGTTTAAGTCAACACAAGCAGAAAAAAAATTCTTCAACGCATAATTTTTTTTATTTGTGGTGCTTGGTGAATGCATATCACGTTGATTATTCCACCATTCATAATAGTCGTTTTCGGTCATTAAAGCTGGATTTGGATGCTTTACACAAACATCATTTAAAACTCTTACAAGCTCTTTTTTTGTTTTTGCCAATGAGTCCGGTTCCAAAGACCAATCTTTGCGTGTTTTATTCTTGGCGTTCTCAATGTATTTATCAATTATTTTGGTCATATCTGTATCAACTGCTATGCCTGTTCGTTTAACATGGTCCCGATAGCCAGGCCAAACTCGTTTGGCATCTGCAGCAGATATAAGTGGTTTGTTTATTCCAAGCTCTGGATAGCCAGCAATCCATCGATCTATTTGGTCAGTGCTAGCTACTCCTGATTGTGTAGCTTGCTCTACCTCTTCAACAGCTATTCTAACCATTTTAGGTATATCTAATTTTTTAACCCGTTTCAAACGCGATATTGGTTTTTTTGGTATGCCGTTTATGTAGATATTCCATTCTAAAACCCAACGACCATTCGGGTGTGTTTTTGATTTTGGCTCTTTAAAGAAACTGCTCATATCAACCTCTTTTTTATCGGGGTTAATTACGGGGTTAGAAACGGGGTTAGAATTTAGGTGAAAACATGGTTTATGAAGGGTAAAATATGTGTAAACCTACAAAAACACAAGAAGAGATAATCTGAAGAGGGATATACAGTATATGTAGCGTTTTAGCCTAAAAAAGTAGGGAAGCCCTTGTATTTAAGGACTTCCCTAAAGATGGTGGGGGGAGCAGGATTCGAACCTACGAAGTCTAAGACAACAGATTTACAGTCTCCTAAGACATATTAAAAAACAACCACTTACGGGCAACGGGGTTAGAAACGGGGTTAGAATAATACCTGTTTTTTTATTTTACTGTTGTATTCGATGGCCCTGTATACATGCTTTTTGCAAATTGTTTTAAATCTTTTACGTAAAAATTTACTATCTTATTACTCACTCGTATAGCGTTAATTTTACGTCCAGATGGATGTCTGTCAGCAGCTAATTCTACAAGCATTCTCTTTGGTATTTGTAGATACTCTAAAGCTGTTTCGAACGGCACTATTCTATCGTCTGGTAAGTGCTCTATCATGGGGATTCTCCTATACAGTGTCAACCAGTTTCGTTTTAATTTCTCTGATGTGTTTGCATTCAAAATTTGCATTCTTGCGATGTCTAAATAACCAGCCCTTACATGTGCAGCTCCATCGTTGGGTGATTTTTGGGTCGCGTACTATTTTATACATATCGCCATGCGTTCCTATACGAATCCAGTGTTGGCGCACATTTAGATCAGGTACTACTGAGGTATCCATACGATCACTGGTGTGCCATCACCCATATATGACCCCATCGCATTTATTTGCACCCATTCCTCCGCTTCTTCTAAATTCATTCCTAGTTTTTTGTGATGTATCTCGACTAGTTTGGCGTAGTCATACGCTGCTACGCGCAGTCCAATTCGCGCTGCAATGCCTATCAACGCATCGTCTAGTTCACGAGGTTCGAATAGTATTATTGTTTCGCCCCATTCTTCTGCATACTTTTCTATGGTATCGCGCATTCGTCAGTTCCGTGATGGCCTCCATATGATTACGGGCGTACCGTCTCCAGTTGATTCGCCAGCGGTTCTTTTTTCAATCCATTCCTCTGCTTGTTTGTTTGACATACCCATAGACTTGTGGATGGCTACTATCGTATCGTAGTCATACGCGGTCACGCTGAGATTATCAAATACTGCAATGCCTATCAGTGCATCGTCCAGCTCACTTGGTTCAAAAAATATTACGTTCCGTTCATGGCTCTTGGTGCTTTTAACTTTTGTGCGCATGGTAGTGATAATTGAAAGGGGGGAGTTTACGTAAGGACGTGGCTGGGAGTAGATAGCGACCGCGCCATTTACCGTTTAATATTTTGTCAGGAAAGTCATTGGTTAGTGCGTATCCAGGCACATATATAGTTGGCCGTTTATAGCTCCACTTCATTGGATCATCTACGCCTTTGATGAGCACAAGTATGTAGATCCATTCTTTCGTTTTTTTACTCACGTACAAACTGTATTTCATTGGATCATCTGATCCACGCATATAAGAACCCTTGACATCTACATTAAGTGCTCCGAGGTCGTATCCGTGGTCGTGGTCATCGGGGGTTTGGTTGCGGTAGAACCGCGTGGTAACATAGTGCTGTATATCACCGTATAGATATTTGCACGCTGCTGCAGTGGTGACCTGTCCTACTGCCTGGTCCATCACTAAGTGTTTTTTTCTGTCCGCGTCTGAACGGAAAGCACTTTTGTATTTCCCGATGCCGCGATCTACGTTATCAAGAGCGTGAGTTATAGCTGTTGTCATCTCTGATGTTGTTAGGTTTACGGTTATCATATTTTTTTTTAATTGAGAGGTAGCCACACTCCCCAGGCGTGGCTACCTCCACGGTGGCGTATGGTCTTACTCGACTCCCCGTTCGATTAGACCGCGACACGCTGCACCGCGTAAGTTTCTGATGCCACGTAGGTAGTCCATGTTTACTGCTTGGCGTGATTTTTTCATCACGCGGCCAAGAGATTCGAAGGTCCATCTTATTTGGCCAATGAGTCCGAGGTTAAACTGTATGATCCTCCTATCGTTGAAACGCTGTACATGATGTAGCAGCATATCGCTGCCATTGTATTCGTGTTCTGGGACAGCCAAAGAAACCTTATCCAGCGCGACCGGATGTTCCGCGCCAATACGCTGCCCTTCGGGCTGTTCGGAGTATGCTATTTGGGCTGCGCGGACAGCCGTATGGCCACTAGCATATAGTTCATTTTCTCTTCTTTTGCGTTTATTGTTCGCGTTAATTTGGGCTGCACGTGCGTTACCTCGGTGCGATTCTACGTACGTCTCGTGTATGGCGCGTATGATCCAGTGGCGTGCATACGTGCCAAAAGCGTAGTCCGAATCTGTGTCAAATTTGTCGACCGATTCTGTGACGCGGATAAGACAGTTTTGTATCGCATCATCCGTTGGAATGTTTGCAAAACCATTGACAAATTTTATGATTAAACGCGTCATCGATCGCACTAGTCGGTCTCGCGCATTGTAGTCTTTATTATTTTGCCAAAGCTGGACGCACAGTCTTTGTTCTTCTGGGCGCAGTGGATCGGTAGCAATTTTATCATATTCTTTCATCAAATTTTACCCAATCTGGTTGCCATTTTAACGGGACCGTACCTAAGGCACCTTGCCTATTTTTACGGATTAAAAGTTCAACTTCGCCATGATTAAAGTCCGGTAGATGTTCGAATCCCCACCACAACATACCCACCACATCCGCGTCCTGTTCGATTTGGCCAGAGTCGCGCAAATCTGATAGTGTAGGTCTAGACATCTCACCAGCACGCCCTTCTATTGTTCTGTTTAATTGTGCGCACGCCAGCACTGGTACCTGTAGGTCCATAGCCAATGCTTTGAGGCCTCGACTGATATGTGACACCTCCTGCTCACGATTGGTCCCGTGTCCAGACATTAGCTGTAAATAATCCACGACCACCAAACTGAGTCCATGCAGTCTAGCCATTTGTTTCGCTCTACTGCGTAGGGTAGCCACAGTAATAGTGCCACGCTGATCTACATGTATCTGGCGTGTACGGAGTTCGCGCAATGCGTAGGCGTAGGTATCGGCAGCTTGTTGGGGTATTCGATGACGCTGCAGGTCGTTAATAGTTAATCCGGTGTTTTGTGCTAGTGAGCGCAACACTAGAGACCTGGCATCCATTTCCAAACTAAAGTACGCGACGGGATGGTCGAGGCCTACGTGGTATGCTATCTGCCAGGCAAGTGCGCTTTTGCCTTTGCTCGGTCTGGCTGCGAGTATTATCAGTTGCCCTGGCTGCAGTCCATACGTCAGCTCATCCAGTTTTCGGTAACCGGATGACAGTCCTATTATTTCGGCTCCGTGATTTTTTTTGGCCCAGGCGTGGGTTTGGCCTACTGCGGCCTCCATAGATATTAAGCCGCTATCTGCTGAGTCAGACAGAAGTTGCTGCTCTATTTGGCTGATAGCATTTTGGGCGTCCACTGCTAAGTCAGCAGCTTGTTTTGTTAACTGTTGGCCAAGTAGTTCTAGTTTGCGTCGGGTTTGAAGGTCTAGTAGTGTCTGAGCATGGTGTTGGATGTTGTAGGAGCTAGCAGTATATCCAAATAATTTCGTTATGTCCGTTAGCGACATCTCTGGCATGGATAGCTGTACAGACCGGTGGAGCATCAGCGGATCTACTACATCTACGTTTTGTTTAGTGTTCAGCTCGACTATTGCGGCGTACAGCCTCTCGTTACGCTCGGTGGAAAAGGTAGCACCTGATACACCCATGTCGGTCAGCTCAGCGATAGTATTGGTGCGTTGCATCATTGCGGACAGTACGCATAGTTCTATTTCAGCGTCAGCGATCAATTTTTTCCATAAGCTCCGAATACGTTGTCCACGGCAAAACCACCAACGGTTGAGTCCTGTCTTGTTTGAGTATTAACATATCATTGTCTTTAAGCCATTTATTAAGCAAGACAAACCCGACACCTTCTTTCCGCGCCTTTACTTCAGCTCTGTATTTTTTATCAACTATTACGTCACCTGTGTAGCTGCCACCTGCGCCACCACTTAGTGGTACGCGTTCGGCATCCACTCCAATAGCTTGGTGCATTGCGACTATTTCACGTTCGACACGTGAACCTTTGTTTCGTCTGCCTTTTGCTGAAAGATTTTTAGAACGGGGCATTGGCTTGACCTTCCTCAGATGCCAGCTGTACGCGATGCGCCTTCACTACGCTTTTGTATTTTTTTTCGCCATCGCTCTCCCAAGTTTCGGTACCTAACTCTCCAAAGACTGTTAGCATGTCTCCTTCGGAAAGGTCTTTGACCATCTCTGCGCCACGGCCCCACACGACAATGTTGTGCCATGAGCTGTATGCCTTACCGTTAATGCTAAGTGCATCGGTTTTCAGTGAAAAATTACTAACCTGGCTCTTGTCGGTTTGTGTGTGTCGCACCTCACTAGCTACTGTACCCAGCAGGGTGACACTGTTTACGCTTGCCATAGTGCATTCTCCTCGTTGGTCTTAAAGTAAGTTTCGATAACTTTTCCTATTTTTTTGTTTGACGCTAAATAATTCATGAGCATTTGCAGCTGGTCCTCTGCGCTACTATATCCTGATACACGTATCTGTTCACCGTTTTTTGTAAGCAGCAAATACGAATCGGAAGAATCCAAAAATCCTGTAGAGTCTGCCAAAGCACATTCTTTTTCTTGATTAAAAATTGTTGTGTCAATCATGTTGGCCTCCCCGTACCACCTTTACCAGCGTAGGAGCTTCTGTTTCTGTCGCAATTTTACCTGCTATCACTTTGTTGCCCACACGAGCTACAAACCAAGACTGTCCTTCTATGTCGCGTATCTGCCAGTCCCATCCATGCTGATCGTCACGCAACAAATTGTCAATTTCGGCTGGTATGCTATCTGTCCAAGTACCGCTATCTACCATCACGGGTTACTCCTTTGAAATTCGGTTAACTGAGCGTAATATGTTTTGAGGTTTTCTAGGGTAGCAGCTTCTAGCTTGACTACCTTTGCGTGTTTGCGTCGTACCGCAGTGCGTGCAGTGCTTGTCAACCGGTCGGTTTCGACCAATATTGATTCTAGGTCGAGGATGGCATTTATTAAGTCTGCTTGTTCTTGGGTTATTTCTTTTTCGTTGATCGTTTTGTGATCTTTTTCGACCTGATCGAACGGGATGTCCGGACTATTTACATCATCAGCTGGTAATGCCCATGCTGGCATTTCGGGCGGTTTTATAATTCGTTTTTTTCCATCCAGTGCTACCCATTCGGATTCCAGGCGGTACAGGTACCGCCCTACGCCCCACTTAACCGCACAGCGTTTGTAAGCGTCGGACAGTCCACCCTTTTCTGCTTCCACCACTGTATCACCAGCACCATCAGAGCGCGTGATTCCATTGATAGTGATACTGCACACTACGCGCCCAGCTACTTCAAAGTATGTATCAGACCAACTGCTGCCACATACTTGGTCCATCCGATCCATTACGTCCCTGGCATCCAGGTACGCCAAAGCTAGTCCGCGTTTTGCATCTTTTGTAGTGCTGCCTACGCGCCAATGTATCCGATCAAACGGAAACGGCTTACTGAGAGCCTGTATAACATTTTCCATTATTTTCGCCCCCAAATTAATACGGGTATGGTTTTGACGAATAGATACACCGCGCACAATACGAGCCACACATATGCGATGTACCAGTATTTGTCTTGCCTGTTCTTTGGGGGGCTATTATCTTTGGCCATACGCAATTATCCTTTCATACCGATGGGGTTTTTGTTTAGTTGAGGTTAATCAGGTTGCAGCCTGATTAACCTCTTTTTTTTGTTTAATTGAGCTGGGTAACGATAGTCATCTTGGTTTGGTTGTAATTTACATTCAGCGTTTTCATGAATCGCTTTTGGAGCTGGAACGTCCCTGATTTTTCAATGTCGCGCCAAGGCTTGTCTACTACCCAAGTATCAATAGTTTCGTGGCGTTTTATCGTGTTATTTTTCTTGTATGCTGTCGCTTCGTGCGCGTCCTCCGGAGAGATTGGGCGCATAACCGTTAGGTGTATTGTGGGCTGATGGTTGACGATTGTCGCACTGTGGATCGTAGTCTCAATTTGGCCCTGATCCTTGTTAAGGCTTTTAAAGTAGTTAAAGTTTTCAGACATTTCCGCCTTAAATGTCATTTTTTCACGGTTTCCCAGCGGACAATCGCAGTTATGGAACCGGTACGAAGGACTTATAATGTGTCCCACTGCTTGTTGCGCAGAGTGCCTACCTTTCCAAATCGATTTGTAAAAAAGTTCGATCGCGTCATCGATCGCTTTTACGCCTGTCAAGGCGCGTATGTTGCGTTCCGGATCGACGTCAGCCAGTTCTGATATTGTGCATTCCAAGTGATCTGATATTTTTTGCATGTGTTCGATTTTTAAACTCATCTCACCGCGCATTGCACGTGATAGGGTAGACTGTTGGATTTTCGACAACTTGGATAGTTCGTAGGCTGTCATGTTTAGTTTAGACAGTTTATCAGCGATATTCTTACCAATTTCTATATCAGTATTATCTGGCATTTTGTTTTCTCCTGAGCTGGGATTCTATAATAAGAGCCTTTTGGCGCATGTCAAAACGAAAAATATTCTAAAAATATCGTTTTTGGCAAGTATTTTCTGTATAATTTAGTAAAATTTGCTTATTTTATGTTGCCAAAAAGCTACAATCATGTAAAGATAAGGGCGATTTATTTCTAAAAATCTGATAGGGTAGTTGTAAAACCTTTATTATCATATATTTATATTTTGTCAAAATGCGCAACGAAGATACTTGCGACAAGACATAATTTAAAAAAAATAAAATAAAAAAAATATTGCAATTTGTTTAAACGCAACAATTGACTTGTTTACACCACTAAGATATATTATATCACATGTAATGAATTTAAATATTCCGAGTGATGTAAACTCTGTTTACTAATAAGGACAGGCAATGTTAAAATTAAGAAAGTACAGAATTTTAGAACTTTTGGATCAAAGAGAAATTGCTGGGTTAAAGGGTTTGGCTGAACACCTGGACCTCCATCCTAGTAATGTATCGCACCTCGTGAACAACAAATCAAACTTTACGAAAAAACAACTAGAGCGGTTGCTGTCTGTACTGGAGTGTGATCTTAATGAAATCCTTGAATTTGTTAACGAGGTTGACGAAAACAAAAATAGTGATTAATCTTAGGTCAAGGTTTAGGTTGGCTCCTGTTGTCCTTCGGGATGACAGGAGCCTTTTTGTTTTTTGAATTGCAATCAACTCATCCCAATTTAAATTTCTGCATCTAATCAACTCAGTTTAAATTTCTGCGCCTAATCAACCAAAATTAAATTTCGAATTGCAATCAACTCAACACTAAAGAAATTTTCGCAAAAATTTACGAAAATTTTGACCATAGTGTGCATTTGAGCACCTACATACAGCATAGCGTACTAAAGCAAAAAATTAGCTATATACGATATAAATTAAATTATAAACCATTTGCATATTGTATAAAATATTCTTATTATTGAGGTAAAGGGGTCAATTCTGACTGCCTAAACCTTGGAGTTAACATGATAGCTACACAAAGCAAAAACATAGTATCTGCAATGTCGCAATGGTCGTCGCGGCCAGCTGAAGAGCGATACAGGAGCATCCCAGAAATGCAGGTCGCACTAAGCGCAAGGAAAGAAGCAAGCGCGGAGACCATCCCGTTAGAGATCACCGAAATGGAGGCGATCCCCGTAGATGGTGAGCTTGTGCTCGCCAGTGATCTAAATGCGGCAATCCTTAGCCATTATGCCACTGGCCAGATTGCCAGTAGCATCAAGGCACCTGCGGACTATCTCAGGCGTTTACCTGTTGATTTGGCCGCGGCATGTGTCACGGATGGCCTGAGAAAAAATGTTGACAAACAACGTAGTATGCTAATTCAGGGTAGCGATAAAGGCACTATTTGCAGGGCTGTAACTTCGGAGCAATACAGCCGATACTGGGATGCGGATGTCTGCACGGATTTACTAGACGCGCTTACGGTAGATGGTTGGCGCGTGCCCCCTGCGCGACCATACCCACATTGTCCCGATTCGGATACTTGGGTAGCTACAGAATCGGATGTTTTGCCTAATTCGTCGCATCATTTGGCGGTAAAAGTTGGGGACGTTTGCGGTCCTGCAGGTTTATACGCCAGTGACAAGGATATGTTTGTCTTGATGGTCAATCAGGATAGGGCAATAAATACTCCGAGCGGTCCTATGTATCGGGCCTTGATTGTCAAAAATTCTGAAGTTGGAGCCGCAAGCTACAACGTCGAATGTATCCTGTATAACGAAATTTGTGGCAATCATATCCTATGGAGTGCCCAGTCAATAGCTAACGTTCGGGTTGTTCATCGTGGGTCAAATAACTCAACGCGCATAACTGGACGCGCCTATCTTGCGGCGGCAATAGAGGCGGCTGAATCTGTCGGGGCCATCGAGGAGGAAAACAGGATTGCAGAGGCCGCAGAAACTGAGATCACCGAGGAGCAAGTTGTCAAAAAAACGGGCCTACCTGCTCAACGTGTGAGACAGGGGAAAATTTGTGCAGAGCTAAACCCACAAGATCATGGCGGACGCGATGGTACGGTCTGGGGATATGTGCAAGGTCTCACTCGGGCAAGCCAAGAAACGGGTTACATGGCCGACAGGTCGGACATAGACCGTGCGGCGGCCAAATTAATGCAAGCGGTCGGCTAGTCAATCACACACACACAAAGCGGCTACTAGTTTGACCTAGTAGCCGCTTTTTTCTGTTGGGGGGCTCAAGTGGATTTAATAGCCGTACTAATAATATTATGGATTCTGCATCGAAAAAAAATAACCGAAGGAAATAAAAAAAAATGAGAAAAAATATAAGCGAACACGATAAATTTATTAGCCAAAAACAAGAAGGAACTAACATTGAGTTTGTTGCTCATTCGCATGGTTTTTGGCACCTCGAAGGCCAAATCGAGGATGAGTATATAGATGATACGGGCAAGTTCTGTTTTGAATGGGTTGAGTTTATTGCCTTCGAAATCGAGTGGAATAAATTGACTGATAAAATTTATGCAATATCGCACAATGATTCTTCTGAGAAAATATTTATAGACGAGTGTATTGAGGAGCATCGTGCGCATGAAATCAGAAACAGTGTTAAGGGTTTAGACTACGACACGCAACCTATATTGTGTCGTATTATTAATTGTGGTGGCAAAATTAAGCAAATAATGATCTGTGATTTCCATCGCTTCAACGGGGCGGATATAGACGTCACTCATTGCATAGATGAGGCTACGTATGCGGCATTAGAATCATTGACCTACCATGACGTCCTCAAGCTGACTCCGTGGGTTTTAGACGATTATGACAACTCTGCTCTTTAAAACTTTAAACGGAGGAAATAAAAACAATGTGCAAAACTAATTATACGGATTTTGACACTAACAAGTTACATGAGCGCGGACGGGCATTTAACGTGTTAACGATTGAGGAATTTGAGATTGTCCACAATAAGGCTAAAACCGACCATCATTATGAATATATAATTTCTACTGAGATCGGGACTATATACGTGGATGTCATGTCGCACGGAGCCTATCAAATGGACGTTTTCCTCTATGACGAATTACGCGAAAAATTGGCGCATCTGATTGGTCATATGTGGACTGGATACGTCGATCACACGTTGTGCAAATTTAAAGAAGTATTTAGTGGCAGTGGTGGAGCCGAGGAATATTTAATCTCGGAGGAATACCTACTAGGCGAGGCAATCTTAGACGTTGTCGAGGATGAGCTATCGCGCGTTACGGAGGAATTGCAACAATGTGTTTAATGAAACCTTTGAAAGAAAAAAGCGAGGAATAGAAATGCAAAATATTAGAAATTATCTTAACACCCGAGGCTACAAAAAAATTGAGGGCAAGATACAGGCCGACAAATTGGAATGGTCAAACGATTTTCCGATTAAAGTACCTATAGAGGCGTTTGTTGATATAGAGTGCTCCACATTTTTGCCGACCTCAGCGAACGTGTCATTACGCGATACAGGCGACCAAGAAATAATTTTGGATTGTCTCAAGGACATGCAGGACCATTTAGAATTCCGTTTTAAGGAAGAAAAGGCGCAGGTAGAAAATTGGGCCACAATGGGCATAGACTTCTTCAGGAGCGACCACTTGGTTGATGGTAGTTGGTGGGTCGATTGCGATGGTGCGTATGGAATGGATATTGGCCAGATATGCTATGTATCCGACTACATGTGGTCCATTAACGCGTCAGGCTTTAATAAGGCTGGTGAAGATATCGAAAAATTTGATTTTGATGATATGGATAAATATGTCGGATGTTGGGTAAACGAACACGAAAGCCGTTTCGTGGATAATCCGCACTATTCTTATTATGATGATTGTCACGATTGCACCGAACGAAAAATGAAAATTGCGCTTACTATGGGGGTTCCTGAGAAGGTACTACCGAGCGTATCAGAGATCTACGATAGGGAGGATTATGACGGTTTGGACTATGACCTGCTTTGGGAGCGGATAGACGCAGGTTTAAACGATAAAATGGTTGGAGTTGCGGATCATTTATTTTGGGGTCATGCATTTGAAAGTCGGCAGGATGCTCTCGGGGGTCCGCTGTGGGGCTTGTGGCCTAAAGGCACTAGATACTATCCCGATTGGCGCAAAAGGATGTGGGAGTATTCTGTCAGTGACAAGGCTTTTGATGCGTGGCTGGATCAAGCCGAAAAAATAACCGAAAAGGCGGAGGTGTAATCATGGTAAAATTGACTAAAAATGATATCCAATGAATCGGGGATAATTTGGAAGTAGCATAGCAAATAAAGCAGCGTTAGAAAGCACTACGGTTTATCCGTAGTGCTTTTTTTATTGTCAAAAACACCTGGGTACTTCGGTCGTTTTAAGGGGTTAAATTTTCCAGGAAGTACCCGGAGATTCTGGCAGGAGTTACCGGAGATTCTGGGTAGTATTGTTCGCAGTCGAACCGGAGACTTCGGCATGGATAGGGAGATACTACGGGTGGGGATTGTGCAATAAGTAGATGGTGCGTATGGTTATGGTTAGGGGGATATACAGGCGTGGAAGCGGAGTATGCACTTTTATACATTGGAAATAATGCAATCAAATCTATGATATAGTGTTTTTCTCGTGCGTGTTTATTATATATGGTAATTTGACGTATATGGATCTATAAGGGCTATATAAGGGCCGATCGCTATTTACGGCTATTTATAGGCCTAAACGGCATTAAAACGATCCTGAACCCACTACAGGCACGATTTACCCATTTATACTATCGATAATGTTTATTAACGATAGTATAAGTATGCTGTTTATAGATAATTTTCATAAACTGTATAAAAACAATAGTTTGCAATTCTATAGTGAACAGGTGAGCAGGTGAACCAACCAAGGGGGGGTCAACCCCAGAGTATCGTAATAATATCCCGTATATATTTTTCTATTTTCCATCGAATTTACTATTTTTCACACGATTGCTGCTATATAATTTTGTGGTATTATAGAGGTAGTATATATATACATTATAGTACTATATATATATATATATAATTACTAGTAATATAAGTACTATTACTAGTAAGGTACTATATACGTTATATATAAGGTATTATAGTAAGTAATAATAATATAATTTTGAGATTATATTATTATTACCCAGGTAATGTATATAAGTACTAGTGTATTTATAGTTTATTTGTACTTGTATTTATATCTACCTAGTTATGGGTATTATTTTTTCTTTACAAATTGGCTGGCAATGCTATAGTAGCGTTAGCATTTGTACTCTTTAAGAGCGTCATTGTGGTGCTCTATTTCCTCCAAGTGCTGTACATCCCTCAATAAGCCCTTGATCGTTTAAACGCGGTCAGGGGTTTTTTTGTGGTATGAGCATACATGTAGATATTCCCAATTTTTCGTGGGACGAGCTTTGTCCGGATCATTGTGATATGGAGAAGCTCTTGGTCCATTGCTGTATACGGCACAGTGACCGTTTCTGGACTCATATGAAACATTTGCAAGCAGTGCGCACGCATTGGGATGGTCCGTTGCGGATTACTTCAACGTGGCGTGATGAAGCGTATAACCGGAGTGTGGGAGGTGCGCCTAATTCGCAGCACCTGGTATGGGCTACTGATGTGGTGCCTAATGATCCTACGCCCGAACGTGTGGACGAACTGGCCATCTTAGCGGATCAGTTCAATTTTCACGGTATCGGGGTGTATCCGGAAAAGGGGTTTGTGCATTTGGATATGCGTGGCGAAAAGGCGAGGTGGATTTCGTGAGCACTCTTTACGACTTAGAGATTTTGAGTTTAGGTGCTGGGATACAAAGCACTGCGCTTTATCTCATGGCGTTAAACGGCGAGCTTGAAACAACTCCATCCGCAGCAATTTTTGCAGATACGCAGTGGGAACCAAAGGAAGTTTATGAGCACGTAGAAAAACTGCAACAGCTTGGCGCGGATAAGATACCTATTTACACCGTTACGCATGGAAATTTGCGCCAGGACACACTTGATGTAATTGCAGGAAAAAAACGAAGCGTGTCAAATCCTCCATTTTTTGTAAAAGATGACAACATAAGACCAACAATGGCTCCTGATAAGGGTGGGATGATATGGAGACAGTGCACACAAAATTACAAAATACTGCCAGTAAAGAAAAAAATACGGGAATTGTTGGGTTACAAACCGCGCCAGCGCGTTAAAAAAACAGTAAGAAACTGGATAGGTATTTCTGTTGACGAAGCATCTCGGATGAAAGATAGCCGCGATAAATGGATTGAAAACTATTATCCGCTTGTAGAAAGAAGATTAAGCAGAAACGATTGCGTTGGTTATTTGCGCGATAACGGATTTGAATCAACAACAAAAAGTGCTTGCATCGGATGTCCATATCATTCCAATAAGTTTTGGGTTGATATGAAAAAGAATAAACCAGACCAGTGGTCAGATGCTGTTGACTTTGACACTCGTTTGCGTCAGGGATCGATGCCTGGAATTACAGGTAAACTGTATTTATCTCGTCATTTTCAACCATTAGCGCAAGCCGTTTTACAAGATTACGATGAAAATCAGATAGATATGTTTGAGCAGGAATGTGAAGGGATGTGTGGGGTATGAAGCTGAATACGAATCATAAACAGGCTATTCAGTTGATGATACTGGACCGGTGGGTGCCAGCTAAGACTACGAATAATGTGGCAAACCATTTAGGCGTTGCGCCTCAAACTGTTGCATTATGGCGTACGGACAAGGATTTCTGTAAGGAGTATAAGCGTCAGCTGGATATTTACCGGAAGAATTTTGATGATGTGCAGCTGGCAGACCGCAAGGAGCGCGTAAAAGAACTGCAGCGACTCTATGGTAAGATACCGGACCAGCGTATTTCGTTGAAAATTAAGGTGCTGGAAACGATTGCACGCGAGATGGGCGATCTACGGGAAACGCATGTGCATAAACATATGCTGGAACGGGCTGATGCGGATCAGGGCATTAACGCACCTCCGCAAGCCTCTTCGTATGAGGAGTGGGTAGCACAAAACACGCAAATGGAAGAGATGATGCAGTTGCAAGAAGCTAATTCGATAGAAGCGGACTTTACTGCGGAGGACGTTGTTGAAAACGGAACTGCAAGCAGCTGATCCAGACATCGCCTTTCAAACCGAAAAGGCTGAACTGCCTAAACCGCAGCCTGGACCCCAGGAAAAAGCGTTGCGCGCTACGTTTGTGGATGAAATGCTGTGGGGTGGAGCGCGTGGAGGTGGAAAAAGTTTCTGGATTTTGCTGGACTTTGCTCAAGGAGTAAAAGAGCACGGCAAAAACTGGCGCGGTATCATCTTCAGACGCACCTACCCCGAACTGGACGAGATATTAAACGAATCCAGGCGCATCTTTTACAAAGCGTTCCCTGGCTGCGAGTACAAGGTGGGTCAACGTAAGTGGTTTTTTCCGAACGGTGCCGAACTGTCGTTGCGTCACCTTGAAAATGAAGCCTCCGCTGATAGTTATCAGGGTCACCAGTATACCTGGATCGGTTTTGACGAGGTACAGCAGTGGGAAAACTTAAATGCGTACCATAAGCTGAAAGCGACCTTGCGATCCGGTGCTGCCGAAGTGCCAAACAAGCGGATACGATGCACAGGCAACCCAGGTGGAGTAGGGCATCAGGAAATCAAAGCGTATTTCATCGATAATGCCCCCGAAGGTACGGTGTATACCGATCCTAAAGACAACTCCACACGTATGTTTATAAAATCGCTGGTTACAGACAATAAGATTCTGTTAAAACGCGACCCTGGATACATTGATCGACTCAAGGGCGTTGGTGACGACCTGCTGGTAAAGGCGTGGCTGCAAGGTGATTGGGACAGCTTTGTTGGACAGTACTTTTCGCGCTGGAAAGAAGATGAGATCGTAGTTCCTTCGTTTAAGATCCCTTCGCACTGGTCGCTATGGGCTGGATTGGATTATGGTGAGTCCAGCTATACTGCTTTTGGCCTCTTTACGCAGGATCACGAAAAAAACATCTACCAGATCATGGAGTTTTACAGGCGCGGAGCTACAGCCTCCACTTATGCGCAGGACATCAATCAGATGATCGAAAGTTGTCCGTTTACTGATGGGCGCAGACCTACAGCTATCTATGCCGATCCTTCCATGTTTACTAAAAGGCGTTTGACTGAAGTCATACAAACAAGTCCAGCAGATGTTTTTCAAGACCATCACCTATACCTGCAGCGTGCTAATAATGACCGTATCACCGGATGGCGCATCTTAAACGATGCGTTGGCCAACAAAAAGTTTTACGTGTTTGACCAGTGGAACGACAATACGCTGCGAACCGTTCCTGCTCTACCTCGCTGCAAACGCAACCCCGAAGATTTGGATACACATGCAGAGGACCACTTAGCGGACATGATACGCTACGCACTGATCCATCAATATCGACCTGCTCCGTTAGCGGAGCCTGTAAACCGCGATCCGAATCTTGGACAAAACGTCATCGACTCTATACTGGATAACCAGTCAGTGGAGTATGGGAGATACAGTTGAAACAGGAACAGATAAGCTACTGGCGTAAGAGTATTGATAACGGCATCACCTTTATGCGTCCAAAGCACAAGACATGGCACAAGCTGCTGGCAATGTATAAAAACGAGTTTGAGGTCGCTGGACTGGACAAGGACCAGGTGGTTCGTATCAGCCGTTTTTATCCGTTAACCAGACAGATCATATCGTCGATTGCGTTTAATTATCCAACTGTTTTTTTGCGCGTAGATAATCCCAGCCGTGAATATCAGGCTGAGATATTAGAGCGCGTAGCCAATGCAGCCCTGGATGTGATGAATGTAAAGGAAGAGATGCATCAGGCCATCTTTGATGCGCTCTACTGTTCGTTGGGCTGGCTGAAGTTTGACTATAATGCGCCAGGCGATGACCTGGTTGCACCGTATGTGGTTAATAACTCACTGCAGGACGATATGGTTGCAGTGAGAAGGGTTTCACCGTTCAACATCATGGTCGATCCGCTTTGTCCTCCACATAACCTGGGCAATGCACGATATATCATTGAAAAAATGTTGGTGCCTGTCGATCTGGCTCGTAACTCAGAACGCTTTGTTAACAGGAGACAAATACAGGCTATTACCAACCGTGAAGATGAGCAGGACACGCTGTATGAGATACAGGAGTCCAACTACACGGATACCGATGAAGAAAATGCAACAACGCAAGCCAAAGAGTTGGGCGAGTTTGCGCTGCTGTATGAAATACATGACCGCGTGAACCGTAGGCGTATCGTTTTTGCTGATGGCGTAGAGCAGCCCATCGAAGACATTGCGCATCCGTTCTTAGAACAGGAACCTGTGATGCAGCCCGATCCGTTTACCGGTGAGATGATGATGACCGGTGAGTTTACGCCCACAGGATCATACCTTACGCAAAACGGGTTTCCGTATCATGCCTTGAAGTTTGATCTGTCTGAAGAAAGCCTCTATGGACTGCCTATGATGAGTTATGTAGAGGATGAACAAAAAGCCATCGTAGAAAGTGTGTCGAGAAGGGTCGATCTGTTAAAGCGGTATCCGCGTATCATACTAGGTCAACGCTCAGAGCGCGAAGAGAATGCCAACATTGCCGATCAGATTACTCGCGCACGCGATGGCTCCATTATCTGGTGCAACGATGTCAACAACGGGTTCAGAGAGATGCAGATGGGATCGCCTCCACCCGATCAGCTGGGCATCGAATCAGATATGCGCCAGTATGAAGAGCAGGTGCTTCAGGTATCGCAAATGGCGATGGGAGGAGGACCGCGAAGAACGGCAACGGAAGCCTCGTTGATTGCTTCGTTTGGAACACAGAACCGCGAATGGTTGAGTGCCGAAGTAGGTAAGGCGTATGAGGCGATAGTTGCTAACACGTTTAGGATTATGGCCGATCCGCGTTACACGCCATCAGACTTTATTGTCAACGTATCGGAAGGAGAAAACGATCCGGTATATGAAGCTGTTACCTCTGACCTGTTTAAGGTGCGCTTTAAGGTTGAAGTGGAAACGCAATCAATGCGTCCGCTCTTTGAACAGCTTGAACGCGAAGATACGTTAGCGTTGGCCAACTACTTATTTCAAATGCCCGAAGTGAATCGCACCGAGGTAATTAAACTTGTCATGCGTGCCTTTAGAGTGCCTGACATGGATAAGTTTATCAAGGGTTCAGCCGATCAGGAAGCTGTTCGCGCAGCGCAGCTGGAGAACCAGTTTATTGCAGCGCGTCAACAAGATCCAGGCGTACTGCCCGAACAAGATCACCAGGTACATCTACAAACACATCAACAGGCACAGCAAGATCCAACAGTCACTCAGTATCTGCAACAGGCTATGCAAGTGAATCCGCAAGCCGTGCAGGTCTTTCAGCAGCTGATGCAGCGACACCTGCAGCAGCACCAGCAGTTTTTGCAGGGACAAGCACAGGGTCGCGCACCGCAACCGCAGGAATCAGAAAAAACCATACCCAGCGCACGCGATGCCAGTAACGTACAGGCACAAGCTAATGCCATACAGAGTGTAGTGCGTTCCAATGCCCAGCGCGTGGGTCAAGCAGCTAACATTAACACGGAGCAAAACTGATATGCCTCGCGTGGGAAACAAACATTACGGATACGACAAGAAGGGGATGGCTCAAGCTAGAGCAGCCTCTAAGCGAACAGGTAAGCCCGTAAAGATGGGCAAGCAGACATCGTATACCTACGGCAACGCAGGACAGATGGGTAAGACCGCAGGTATTCAAGGACAGACACATAAGTGTTAGGAAAGTAAATGCCGATATACGATTGGTTTTGTAAAAAGTGTGAACGGGAAGAGAAGGATGTGTTTTATCAAACGTCCAAGCTGCCTAAGACCCGTGCGTGTACATGCGGTGGAAAGATGGAGCAGGACTTTTCACAAAAAGGACGCAACCAGATACACCTGGACCATTCCAGTTTGTACGGCAAATGGGAACCAGCCGTAGGTGAATACATCCACAGCTATTCTCATAAACAGGAAATAATGAAAAAATATAATATCACCGAAGCGAACGACCCTGTTAAAGGATCACGCGAGTTTCGTATAGACCCCCCTAAGAAAACTCCCAATGTACAAAGCGACTGGGCCGATGAACCCAGCAACGCACAACAATGAGAGGTAAGAGATGTCTGAAGTAACCGAACAAGCGGAAACCGTAGCCCAGGATTCGACCCCTGCAGCTGCCCCTGTAGATGAGCCAGTTTCTTTTGGAAGCGACCTAACGCAGGACACCAGCAGCAGTGCTGAGAATACCAGCTCGGACAATTCAAATTCGTTCGATGCAAGCAGTGTAACTAATTGGGCTACGCAGGATAAGTCTGCAGTACCCGAACAGTATCACAGCGTGATTGATGCAGCGAAAAGTCAGCAAGCAGATTACACGCGCAAGACGCAGGATCTGGCCGATCAGCGTAGGCAGTTTGAAACGCAGATGCAACAGCAACAGCAGATGGTTAATAATCTGCAAACGCAAGTCAACCAGAACCAGCAGCAGAACAATCAACAGCAGAACGATCCGTATGCGGATCTTCGCCAACGCCTGGGACCGGACGAGGGAGCTGCCATTGATGTAGTACGGCAAATCTTTAAAACGGAGTCGCAGGGCATTGAAGATCGATTAGCTAAACTGGATCAGTTGGAGCAGGGATATACCAATCTTGTAAACCAACAAAACCAGAGCCGTGTACGGGAAGCTGCGGATCAGTTAGCGCAAGCGCGTGAGAAATATGGAGATCGATTAGATGCACACGCATCCGGTATTAAAGGTTTGATAAACTCAACCAATCCTGAGACGAATACAAATTACACCATAACCGAAGCGTTTGAATTGCTCTCAGGCGAAAAAGCTAATCAGGCAGCTGCATTGCGTGAAGCCGATTCGAATACACGAAAGACCTCCAAGCGTGCTGCAAGTAGCGGATCAAGTGTCGTTGTGAGCGGTGAAGGTGCAGCTATATCAGATGCAGAACTTATTGCGGAAGCACGCAACCTCGGTTTTGAATAACAATGGAGAATTAAACAGTGCCAGCTATTACAACAAGTGAACAGTACGATGCACTTTGGTCCTTAACAGCAAGGGCCAAAAAGAAACGTCTTACTGACAATATTTCAGATAGTTACCCTACTATTGCAGCGTTTAGAAAAGCAGGAGTTTTAGAGACTTATTCCGGTGGGAAGCAGATTCAAGAAGATTTGATGTATGAACTCGCGGATTCTGAATGGTTTGATGGGTATGATAGTCTGTCTAGCAATTCAATGGACGGAATCACATCTTGCTTTGAGTATTTTCGGTACAACGCAACGCCTATTGTCATCTCTATGACAGAGGAAATGGAAAACCGTTCATCAGATAAAGCGGTAAAATTATTGACCGCAAAAACCGAACAGGCGATGACCGGATCGATGTCTACGATCAACGCTGCATTGCTGAGTGCTCAATCCGGTAAAAGCATTGTTGGGTTACAGGACATCTGTAGTGAAACAGCAGGTGGAACGGTACACTCAGTAAACAGTGGAACCAATACCTGGTGGGACAACAAGCGCGTTGATTATGATGACGTTGGAAGCACTAATAATTTCAATGCCAAGACAGGTGATCTGTATTACGGTGTGTTGGCTATGCGCGATCTTTGGAACAAAGTGAGTGAAAGTAATGATACACCAAATTTATTGGTGACCAGCTATTCTGTATATGGGGACTATTCGTCCATATTCGAAGGAACGGGTTATTATCGCTTTTCTTCCAACACGAATCAGGCGTTGGGTGATGGTGCAAACAACGCCACATTCCGTGGTGCTGAAATGATTGTTGACCGCGATTGCCCAGGTACTGCAGATAATCATAACCTCTACATGCTGCAGACTAAATACCTCAAGCTGAAGATGCAGGAAGGTTTGAACTTTGCCAAGACTCCGTTCAAAGAACCTGTATCACAGCAAGCCAAAATCGCCTACATCATCAGTGGCTTGCAGCTAATGACAAATCAAAGGCGTAGACAGGGTGTACTCTACGACATTCAAACATCATCAACCATTTAATTAACCTGGGGGGCAAGCCAATGCCCCCCTTAACCCTGCCCATAGGGGAAAGGTAAATCAATACAATGGCACAAACGACACAGAACAACAATTACACTACCAATCGCGTAGGTGGAACAGGTGTTGGTAGTAGACACGGTCAGGGATTATTTGATGAATCGGCTACGGCCAAGTATGACTTAGGTGAAAAACTTGAGTTTTCTGATGGTCGCGTTTTTCGCTACACCAAAGCTGGTGCATCAATAACGGCTGGTCATCTGGTCGCTCAAGATTTTAGTGCTGGAAATATCGCTGAGTTTGACGATGCAACGATTAGTCCTGTTGCTGCTGGATCTACCGTAATAACCATCACTGCATCTGCTCTTTCGGGCGTAGATGATGTAAATGAGTTGGCAGGTAGTTACCTGATGACCATAGACGGTACTGGCGAATACTATAGCTACAAGATTAAGTCGCATACAGTTGAGTCCAGCAATGCGGTTGAGTTTACATTGTTTGACCCACTGCACGCTGCTGTTGTCAGCGGTGAAACAGATTTGCAGATCATTGCACCAGCATTTAGAGCAGTAGTTCCATGTGCTACCACTACTGATGCAAACTCAGATACGATGCCAGTTGGTGTATCCCATCGTACATTAACATCCGGTTATTACGGATGGATTCAAACGTCAGGCATAGCAAGCGTGAGGTTTGACGCTAACAGTGTAACAGCAACTGATGTTCATGCTGGTAGGCCAGTTGTTCCTTCAGTTAATCACGCTGGATCAGTTCAGCCATCTAAGATTCCAACTGAAAGTACTGCCGATGACGTAACATACCAAGTTGGAGTATTGGCTTATGGTGATGTAGTTGACAATCAACAGGCAGCAGTATATCTCAATTTACCAGCTTAATCATAACGAGCAGGGGGTAATACCCCTGCTCGTTTTTACTACGAGGTTATTATGTCAAAAGCTATAAAAAAATCCCCCAATCCAGCTCCCGATGCAGCCGTAGCAAAGGCTGTAGAAATGGCCACTGCTCAACCTCAAGTGGAAGCATCAGCACCTGCTCCTGCTGAACAACAGCATACAGGTATTGTTGATCTGCTTGAACGAGCCAGTGACTCACAGAAAGCAGCGATTCGTAAGGCGTTAGGTGTAGCAGAAACTATAAAACCTGCCAAACCTAAACAAACGAATGCAGATTCAAAACAAATGCTCGCTGCTAATGGAGGTGGAACTTTTCATCCTCCTGGCTTTCGGCCCAAACCTCCCCAGGGGGTTTCCGATAGAGGCCCAGAGGCCGTTGCCCGATGGATGGAACGATGGGAAGCTGGTCAGACATGGGGATCTCGACATGCTGAGATCGCTGGCGATGGCGTTGATGCGGAAGCACTGGCTGCTACTGCGGTTGAATGAATCGTTCGGAATCGCTCACCGCAGGAACGGTTAACGCTGCCGTGTTTTTTGGCGAGGCAGGTAACTTTGGTGCGTTTGATGCTGGTACAGTAGAGCTATCCGATAGCTTTATTGTACCTCGTCTAACCACAACACAGCGAAATGCCTTAACCGCTGTTAATGGAATGCTCATATACAACAGCACTGATAACAAATTCCAGGGGTATGAAAATGGAAGTTGGACTAATCTAATATGACAGTTTTAGATGCGATAAAAATGGCGTTGTCGCGTGTTGGGTTATCAAATACGAATGCAGCGTTCCAAACTCAGGCACGCACCTACCTCAATGCTACAATACAACAGTTGGTAGGTGAAGCAACCTGGTGGTTTTTGCACAAGACTGCAACGATACAATGCACGCGAGAGTTTACGCTATCAGGTGTTACGGGAACCTTTTCGGCTACCAATACAATAACAGGCCAAACGAGTGCTGCCACAGCAACGGTGACAAATTGGAACTCATCCACTGGCGTGCTCACTGTTAAGACTGAATCAGGCACGTTTGCAGCCAGTGAAGTTGTGCAGGTAGATGGCTCTAATTACGGCACCATCAGCAGTATGGCTCCAACAAAGATATATCCACTAGAATCGGACGTAGGTAATGTAATATCATTTCGAAATCAAACGCAGGACTATACGATGGCGATAGTTTCGAATGAAGATTTAGACCTGCGTGACCCCGATCAGTCGCAAACGGGTGAACCGTACAACGTCATTATGGTTGGACTTGATTCGTCAGGAAACCAACAAGTGCACCTGTATCCTGCACCCGATGATTCGAACACGGTCATCGATTACAGATACTATGCCTATGTAGCAGACTACGTTAGTGATGATGATAACATCAGCTTGGATCTAAAGTTCCCAAATATCATACAGCCAGCACTGTATTTCGGTGTGTCGCGTTTGTATAAACAAGAAAAAGGCGATTATGAAGGTGCTAATATCGAATATGCTGAATACCGTGGCGTGGTGGATCGCGCCCTACGAGTTAATCAGCAGAGCGATGGCAATAGGCGTTACCGGATGTTACGGCATGACGCTTATCCTGCTTTCAGTTTTTTGCCCGTTGATGGCACGGTAGGTACCAGCTAATGGCAATACAGGGTGGATCGGTGCAGCTTGGCCCGTGGACAGGAGGCGTGATATATAATCGCCCTGCTGAAGATGTGGGTCCAGAGGAATTGTCATCGATGGAGAATTGTCGCATCAACCCAGCAGGTGCTGTAGAGAAGCGAAAGGGTTTTGCCAACTACCAGAGTGCAACCACAGTAGGAGGTAGTACTGCAGTAACAGGAGTGCATGAGTTTGACTATACCAGCAGCGCATCGATAGTAGTTATCACTGCAGGTGCAGCAATATATAAATATGATTCGGGGTGGAGTGCTATCACGGGATCGGTGACGATCACTCCTGGTGATGATAATAGCTTTAAGTTTGTGACTACGGGTGAAAAGGATACCAACAATAGAATGGTTGCAGTGAATGGAGTAAATCCACCGATCGTGTGGAATGCGTCAGGTAACGTGGCTGCGCTCGGCCTGGATGCAAGGTTTACCTACGCTGCTGAAGTGGCATGGTGGGACAACCGTTTATGGATGGGGAATACAAACGCACACGATAACCGTATCTGGCGATCGAATATACTCGACATCGAAACATGGGGTGCTGCGGATTACTATAACATGAGCGAAGCTATCACTGCGTTAGTGCCGATGCAGAACTCGCTATCGATTCATACACGCGGAGGGATACACACCCTTACGCCTACAGGAAACTCAACCATACCATTTCAAGTGCAGCAGACTACTCAGGCTGGAACGATTGCCTCGCGTGGCTGTCTCACGCTACCAAATGAACGCCAGGTTTTTATAAGACCCGATGGGGTCTATATGTGGTCAGGATCAGACCAGATCAACAAAATATCATATCAACTGGACGATGGATACTGGAGCAGCTTGAACAGTGCACGGCTGGAGTATATCCATGCGGTGTATTACGCAGCCGTAAATGAAGTTTGGTTTTTTGTACCGTATGGAACGTCAACCAAGATGAACCATGTGATTATCTACAACGAACGGTTCGATACGTGGTATGGACCGTATAGTGGCTTCGATCGGGGCAGCAGTGCTATTGTGGACAACAAGCCACATGCAGGTGCTTTTGATGGCAAGCTCTATGACATGGTATCCTCCAACGATAACGATGATGGGACATCGATCAGTGCCAATTTTATTACGGGATCGGTAGCTCCGCAGGGAGGCGAAACTCGTTTACGCTGGCTGTATTCACGCACTTTTTTTGACGATTCCGGTGACTACAACGTGCTGGTGACGCAGGAGTCCGGTGGACTGATTGGCACGTCTGAAAACCTCAATATGGGCCAGGGGGCTTTCAAGCTGGGTACATCTAAACTGGACCAGGACAAGATGGGAAGTTTGCGAATGCTGTCAGGTGACTTAAACATGCAGGGCTATGATTCGCAAAGCAGTTTACAGTATCAAAACAATAACTCGAATCAATTTTTTCGAATACGAAGAGCGCACATGATTTATCAACCAATAGGCAAGATGCGCAGGAGTGCACAGTTATGACACGCGGAGTAAAACATGGTAAGAACAGGTAGTTTTAACATCCCAGGTAACTGGATATATAGCTCCGGTGCTACTCGACAAGGTCCAGGGGGTATAAGTATAGACCAGCCAAAGGCGCGTAACTATATGCGTGGCCTACTGCCTCCAGAATACGATTTTTCAGACGAAGAGGTAGACATCCTGATAGCAGGTCAATCCCTGCCAGGAGAGGTGAGTGACTACGGTTACGGTGCAGGTGGTCAGGGTCCACGGTTCAAAACGGCAGTTTTGATGAACCAAGATGATACTCCAGAACAAAAAGAGACAACTGAAACTGGACCAACAGGAAGTCAAGGTAGTTCTGTACCCCTTCCACCTCCACCTGTGGTTACAGGACCAGGTGGACAAGAGGTCGAAAAAACTGATCCAGAATATAAATTACCTTCTCAATCTTCTGGTGGTATGTTGACTAAAGGTTCTTCATCTGAACCGTTCTACGATTTTCAGCAAGATCGTTTTTACGGGAGAGGTGGGCAATATATCGATCCCATCACCGGTGTTATATTGGGTGATGCGCCCGTAGGCGTTACTGAATCGTATCCCGTAAGTACTCTTGATTACGATGACATATTTCCGGTGCTGCAGTATGGCACGATGCCAAGCAGCGTCATGCAGGATTTAGATCGTATCGGCCTCGGCCTGGACTATATACGCAACAATGCACAGGCATTGTATAACCAGAATCCCAACTTTTTGCAGAGCTGGTGGGAAAATACATTCTTGCCTGTCTACAACGAACGAATGAGGGACGCAGACCGGAATGTAGAAATTAGTGCTGGAACTACATGGAACCCGTTTGCCAACATAGGTTTTACGGGCCAGTATGCTCCAATGGGATATGCTAATTTACAGTTTCCTGGCATGGGGCTTGGCGCAGGTGACATCGATATTGATCCAGGCATTGCAGACGCTGTGCGCAGTGAAGTCGTTAGCGGTATAACTCCCATTACCGGATCAGACATTGGCGTAGACCCTGGTATTAGCACAGGGATACGCGAAGATGTAGTCAGTGGCATCGATCCTATCACTGGACTGGACATTCGTGTAGACCCTGGTATCGGTGCAGGGATACGCGAAGATGTAGTCAGTGGTATCGATCCCATCACGGGTGCCGATCTTGGGATAGGTGAGACAGATTTGGATGCACTGTTTGCCCCTTTAACCGATCGGATGTCCGGTATAGCTGATGATTTTAGCAGGGGAGGATTTTCTGAGGTAAACCAGCTATTAGGTAATTTGGAAAACCGCTTGGAAGATGTTGAAGAATTTGATGTAGGAGATCAATTTTTAACGCAGCCAACAGCTGCAGCACAAAACCTACTAGATATGCTCTACGGCACTGCAGGTGGAACGGGTCCTACCGCAGGTATATCTGGTTTCCGTGCACCAGCTTCGATTGAGCAGTTGGCTAATACTATTGGCACATTTGGACCAGGTGGTACAGGTCTTGGTGGGCAAATATCCGCACTGCAAGATGCGCTGGCTAATATAGACCTGAGCCAACTAACTGCACCTACCGGACTAGACGCGCTAATATCTGATGTAGGTCAACTGGGTGACATGCAGCAACCGCTAGCTGGGCTAGCTAATCTGCAAACTGCACTCGGTGGGTTTGGTGAGGATGAACGTAACGCACTGGATCTATTACTAAACCTAATAGGACCGCAGGGGATAGCATCGTTAGATCCTGGTGAACTGGCAACTCTGATAGACAACTTTCGAGGGTTGTCACAGAGCGCATTTGGCGCAAGCCTGGATGATTTGTTAAAGCCACAACTAGAGGCATATCTGGGAGTGGATAGTCCCTTATATCAAAATATTTTGAACCGCATACCTGATGCAAAAAGTATAGCTGATGCTATTGACCTGCCTGATGTGCAGCCAGCACCATCACCTGGACCAGCACCAGGACCAGGACCAGGGACAGCACCTGATGTCAGGACAACTGGTCTGAGTGATTACCTAACTCAGCTACAGGATGCTATTAGCGGTACGTCTGCCTTAGATACAGATCCTATTACAGCGGATTACCTGCGGACTCAAGATCCCATAACGCAATCATTTCTTGCGGATCTGAGCCAACAACAGGAACAAGACGAGCAGGAGATGCTGGAGCAGTTACAGCGGTTTGGCATCATCACGTCCGGTGAAGCTGGTGAGCAGATGTTTGACCTGGCCAGCGCACAGCGCAGAGAGGAGCTAGATGTGCTGTCTGATGCTGCAACAAGAGTCGAGGAAGAGCGTAGAGGCAGATACTCTGACGCGCTGGAACTCGGTAGGACGTTACAACAACGCGAAATCGGCTTGGCTGAGCTGTTGGGCGTGATCGATGGCGAGAAAACACTGGCAGGACGCGAATACGATCTGGACATACTGGCTACGGTCATTGCTGCGATGGACCCAAATCTGGATCTAACGGGTAGCAGCGAGGAACAGCAACTGCTGGCCAGTGTTCTATTGGATATGCTCAATCGTGATCCAAATGCAACAACATCAGATTTCATTAAACGAATACGGGAAGCATTAAACATTTAAATAAATAGGAAATAAAAAAATGGCTATGGACCCACTATTAGGATCGCTCCTCCTTACGGGAGGCAAGGGCTTGTTGCAGGGATTTTTAGGTGATCGCGCAGCCAAAAAACAACAACGACAACAGGCACGCGCTGATGCTTTTTCCAACATACAACAGGCTTTGGGGAACAGGGGCGCAACCGCTCAACAAATGCAGGGCAGCATGGGTCCAATGGGCGCAGCTGCAATGGGCGTACTAAACAGTCCGCAGGTACAGGACCGTTTACTAGAATTTCTAACGGGAGCTGCTGGTGCAGCAGCTAATCCATCACAAGAGGTGCTGTCTCGCTTAAGCGGACCACAAATGGGTGGAGGAACGAACAATGCTGCGAGAGATGCAATGCGCAAATCATACGAGCTGGCACATGCTCGTAGACAGCTGCCTTTGGGTCAATTAGGTGGAGTGAGGTAGATAATGGCAACTCAAACAAACTATCCTGATTGGTTTGTTCAGAAATACAATGAACTGCTTGCTAGAGATCCTGCAACTGCAGAGTCGTATAAAGCGCAAATGGAAAACGTATTTGCATCTTCTAGCACACCATCGTCTATGACAAATCAGATTCCTATGTCACCAAATACTGGCACTGATAGAGTGATGGATAGAAGAATGCTGCCAACAATGTTACAGACAATAGGATTAGCTGGACAATCTTACCTTCAAAACGAAGCCATTAAAAAGGCAAATGAAAAGACACGTGAAAATCAGGCACGATCAAACTTGATTAACGCACTGGCCAGGGGGAATAGAGCAGGAGTTGTTAGAGAAGCACCTGCAACGGGAATTGGAACAGCCTTGTTTAAGTCGCTTTCTGATCTGGGTACAGGACAGGAAAGATTACGGAAACAAGCAGTAGAAGAGCAGCAGCGACAATCTCAAATTGATATAAATAGGGAAAGATTAGAACAGTCCAGAGCATCGGCTGCTAAAGCTGCAAGAGATGAAAAATATAGTAGAAGTCGTGACATCTTATCAGATTTAGCCAAAGCGAACGAACTAAAATATGACAGAGGAAGAGATGAAATAGAAGATGAAAGATATAGAAAGGGTCAGGAAATAAAAGCCATTGAACGTGAGACAGCTGTCATGGAAGGTGAAGGACAGGCGTTGGCTAACTTTTTTGAACAAATAGGTGCGTCTGGAGATGTTGCCAATTTTGAAGAAGTAATTCAAGCAGAACCAAAGTTGGCTGAAATGTTTGACAGCTTAGATCAGGCAAATCAAACAGTTGTAATGAGTAAGTTTCAAAAGGGGTTAAACGCAAGTGTCAAAACAGCAGAGTCAGCTGAAGCAAAAAGAGTTAAAGAACAACAGGAAATAGCTCGTGATGCTTTACTTAATACAGCATCAAGTGCTGGTGAGTCAGGAGGCTACGCTAATTTAAAGGAACTGTTAGCCAGCGAACCATCGTTTAAGAAAATTTTTGACGAAATGTCTGAGGTGGAACAAGTAGCAGTAAAACTAAATTTTGAAAATGGAAAAATTAAAGCAGGAGAAGATGCTGCTCCCGATCATGGTGAATTGGTTAATAATGTAGCTGTAGTTAAAGCAAATTGGGATGCAATGACTGAGGGCGAGAAATCAGGTTTAATTGGGAAATTGTTAATAGAAAATACGGACGTTGATGCACAAGGCAAACCTATAGATCCAGGGCTGTTTACTCGCACGTTTTTTGAGAAAGAATACACTTATACCACGGTTCGTAACGCATTAGCACTATCGATAGCATCTGCATTTAACCGCGGTAGACCAACAGACAAAGACTATGAAATAACATTGAGATTGTTCCCAAAACTTAATGATACTAAGTACACTGCTGATGCAAAATGGCAAGCAATCAAACAATTACTATCGCTAAAAAAACAGGCACAAGACGTAGGGTGGAGGCAAGACGATAGGAAGGACTTTTTGTCTGATGGAGTGATTGTTGGCGTTGATGACGATAAACCGAGAATAGATTTTGACGCTGCCAGAAGATATTTCAACGCTGTACCTGTTATTGATGAAACAAAAAAGAAAAACCCCACGCAAGACAACAATGCTGGATTAAAATTTGATCCAGGGGCAATAGAATAATGGCTAAACAACAATTTACTACTCACCGTGAATTAGGCGATGCCTTATTAAGGCAATTCCCGAACGAATACGAAGGACAAAATCCATATCGATTGGGTAAAAAGTATGCGGAGAGAAATCCAGAGACAGTGGAAGTTACCGGAGACGTAGAAGTTGAAAGTGATTTTTTACAAACGGCTAGTGAAGCTCTTGAAGGGATGTATGAACTTGGCAGCGGTGTAGTATCGGACGTATATGGAGCTGGCAAGGACGCTTTTGAAATGGCCACAGGAGCAGCTGCAGGAACGCCACCTATTGATAAAGCAATGGAGATGGCGCGTGAGGCGCGTGCTGGTGATCGTGAGCCATCTTTTCCTTTTCTGCGTTCTTTGGTTGGTCTTGGAAAGGGAACCATTGAGTCCGGTATAACTGAGGCAGCAAGAGCAGCTGGTTTGCCAGAAGAAACTATATCAGGAATAAAGTACGCGTCTACACCTTCTGAATTTAGAGCAGGTGAAGAATTAATTTCAACATTCCAGGAGCAGACGTTAGAGCCTTACAGCATAAAACAAAGACCGTTTAGAGCGTTAGCTAATCTAGCGGCCTTTTTCCCTACCAGAGCTGCTGGAGCTTTAGCTACAAAAGCAGGGGTATCGGCTCCCCACGTAGCAAAAGGCACGCGCATATTAGGTGCGCTTAACCCAGACAACATTTTAACGACCGGAATTGATGCAGCAAAGTTGTCGGGCGAACTAGGCAAGAAAGCGGTTGGTGCTGTTACAAGGCCAGTGCGCGATTTTACGAAACGCGCAACTACTGACGATAAGTCGTTTTTGAAGGAAGTCGCAACTAATATAGTTGCATTTACTACGTCTAGGTCTCCAGAAGCTATTGATGCGTTATCTGAAATTATAGGGGATGCGAATAAAGTTGATGATCTAAGAAAATTCCGAACGATGCCCAAACAGAAGTTATACGATACGGTAGTTAATAAGTTTAGTAGTGCAGTAAAGAGTCTGCGAAAGAAAGGATCGGCTGCCTATAAAGCAGCTGAAACTAAATTAGCTCCCGTATTGGCTCGGCCAATGGATGTTGAAGTGCCAAACTCAGTACGAACATTGCAGGATGAAATAATTAATTTAGTTGAGGATAAACAGGGTACTATCAAGTACGTATCCTCAGAGAAAGTTGCTTCGAAGAAAGGCATCCAAAGGCGTGCTCCAAAAGTGCCAAGTATGAGTCTTGGACAAGCTATTAAAGAATTGGGTGGGGTTAGTGTATCATCTGCAGATTCGGGACTTGGGGAGATATTCAAGACGGACAGCGGTAGAGTTCGTAAGTATCTAGTGCGTTTGGAGAACGAGGCTAAAAAGAACAATAAAAATACACCTGGCTTGGACCAACTTGTTGATGAGTTGAAAGCGTTTTATCCGCAATTCAACATACAGACGACAGACGAGCTTATGGATGCGCTGATGTCATCGGATGACTTTTTTGAGTTGCGCCCCATTGACCCAACGGATCTTGCTGAACAGACAGCAGCAAAGGCATATGATGAACATCTGGCTAGTCGAGGCATTGATGCTGAGGGAGATTTTGGGTTTGGTGAAGATTATGCTTTTGACAGTAAAATAAAGGTGTCTTTTGCTAATGCTCCTATCATACCAACTACGACAGACTTAAAAGGTCCAATATCAAAAATACTCCAAGATTTTTTAAATCTTGATCCTGCAAAAGTTACAGGCATGGAGCTGCATAACATGCGGAAGGATCTTGATAAATTTATAGAAAACTTACCAGGGGATGGTAGTCCAGGCGATGTGTACAATGGCTCCTATAGATTATTGACCGATCTCCGTACGTCTATTTCAAATGCATTAGAAAATACGTACAAAGAGCCGTATATAAACGCGATGAAAGACTATAAAAATATCATAGATTTGCGCAAGCATTTATTCGATTCGTTTGGTGTGCGCGGAAACGTTCTTGACGAAAAAAATATGGAAAGGATCTCGGGTGAAGTGTCACTGACGTTCTCTGACAATCCAAGACATACTCAACGACCCGAACGTTTAAAAAAATTAGCTGAAATGACAAATATGGTTGGTGAGCCTGACTTATACACTGCTATCGTTGGTGCAACATTTACGCCATTTATTAGCAAGGGATTGGCACAGCGTGCAGTGCAATCTGCGATGGTCGGAGCGATTACCGGAGGCACGTATGCGCTTACAGCGGATGCCTTTACAGCAGGTTTAGCTGGCTTGGCAACATATTCGGCCCAGCAAATCTTGTATTCGCCTCGTCTATTTTCAGAGGCGATGCTAACAGCTGGTGGCTTGGACATACCTACAAAAAAAGCAAAGCAGGTAATTGATCGTGTAAAGAGCAGTCCTGTTGGTGCTAAAATAATGAGAGATAACCCAAGTTTTCCAGTGGCTGTTGAGCGGTTAAAAAATGAGGCTGGCATAGACGTAGAGTCTATCCTTGCCAGTGAAGAAAATGAAGAAAACAGAGATCCTAAATTGTTGAGGAATTTGTCGACAATAGGTAAAACCCAACCAGTGAGATAAAAATGTCCACATACACCAGAGTAAAAACATTTGTCGCCAATGAGACGCTAACGGCCAGCGATCTCAATAATGAGTTCAACAATATTATTACAAACACTAATTCTTCAAATTTAAATAGCGATAATATCAGCACCAGTGCTGCATGGACATGGACCGGAGTGCACACCATGAGCACATCGTCATCGCTGAATTTCAACGATGACATCTACATCAAATTTGGGACCGCACCCGATTATCTGCTCCGTTATAATAACTCTAATACTGCCCTAGAACTGACAACATCGAACTCGGATGGCAGTGGGACCGATGCTACGGTTATCGACATACAGGATGGCACGGACGATGTGCGGATACGTGGTGGATTAGCGACAGACAACAACACTGCACCTACTACCGGTCTGAAGGTTGGAGGCGTAATAACCTCAGACACAGACAGTACAGATGATCTTGGCACTACCTCCGTGAGATGGGCTAACGTCTATACGGATGCAATAGGCGATACGGGTCAGGCACTCACAGTAAAATCCTCTGATGTCACGGTATACCACGATGCCAATAATGCTGATGTAGCCGTAAGTATGGGTACGTCAGCTACTGAAGCAGCTTTTTTTGAATCCTTAAATGGAGATTCAGACAAAACCTTAGAAGAATTTCGGATAACGACCAAAACTGCGTCCGGTTCTGCTAATCACGGTAAAGTCAGTTTTTACATCGATGAGGCAGCGGTAGCTACAATAGATGATACAGGCATAAATATCGAATCGGGTATGACATACCGTATAAACGGGACAAGCATCGATGCTGGTGATGTGCAGGGACCAGGGAGTAGCACTGATAACGCGACAATGCGCTTTGATGGCACGGGTGGAAAAACTGCACAAAACTCGGGTGTTATAATTGACGACAGCAATAATGTTAGTGGTATTGGCACGTTGGGCGTAGGTGGAGTAACTACTGTGGGGGGCAATATAGTCTCTGATACTGATAGCACGGACGATCTGGGCACGAGTAGTGTGCGATGGGCAAATGTCTACACAGACAAGATCGGTGACAGTGGACAAACTCTTAGCGTAGGTGCAGGGACACTTTCGTTCGATGCAGCTGCTACAATCGACTCAAGCGGTAATAACGCAATTACGATTGACTCTGGATCAGCAACACTTTCATTGGATGCTGGCACGATAGAATCCGATGCTACTACGTTATCGTTCGATTCGAGCGTAAGTATTGATTCATCGGGAGATAATGCAATAACAGTGGATGCAGGTACTGCCACGCTGACGCTGGATGGTGGGACTATAGAATCTGATGCTACTACGCTCTCGTTTGACTCAACGATTAGTATAGATACATCAGGAAACAATGCTATAACGATAGACAGTGGCAGTGCTACCATGTCACTGGATGCTGGTACCATTGAGTCTGATGCAACAACCCTATCCTTTGACGCTGCGACCAGCATCGATACATCGGGCAATAATAATCTTACGCTCTCGGCTGGCACGGCTACACTCGTAGTCACCGCTGGTGATGTAACAATATATGATGATAATTCTAATGCGGATACGAGCCTTGCGATTGGCACATCGGCCACTGAGGCACTGTTTATTGAAGCCCTAAATGGTTCAAATAAAACCTTAGAGGAATTAAGGTTTACGACTAAGACCGCAAGTGGTACGGGCGATCATGGCAAGGTGTCATTTTATATCGACGAAGTTAAGATTGCAACGATTGGTGATGGAGGCATAGACCTTGCGTCCAGTAAGGTTTTTAGCGTTAACGGCACTGAGGTTGGTGGAGCCTCATTGAGTGGGTCTACGGACAACACGTTAGTGACTGTCACTGGTTCAAATGCACTGACAAGCGAGGCTGATGTCACGTATAATGCGACTTCTGAAATATTTCAAATAACATCAGACTCGACAGAGTTGCCTATTCTTGAACTTAAGAATACCCACAACGGGGCAACCAGTGCTTTTTTGCGTTTCGTCAACGATAAAGGTGCGGCTGGTGCAGATAATGACGTGTGTGGGACCATTGAATTTTATGGCGACGATGATAACCAGGACAACATAAGATTTGCAAAAATTGAAGGGGTGGTGGCTGATGCAAGTAATGGTGATGAGTGTGGTGCATTAAAATTTTACGTCGCTGAAAATGATGGTAACAATACGGTAGGTTTAGCTCTCACCGGATCCACTACGGATGGCGAAGTGGATGTCACCATAGGTGCTGGTGCAGCCTCTACTGTTTCGATTCCTGGAGACATAGCACTCACGGGTGGTATAGATCTGGGCAGTGACGCTACAGGTGACATGTACTATCGGGATGGTAGCGGTCACCTCGCTCGTATCGCTGTGGGCAGCGACAACCATGTGCTCACGCTAGATGGCAGCACGCCAGGCTGGGAAGCTGCATCAGGAGGTGGAGGCTCTTATAGTGATTGGGCGGTAAAGACTACCACCTATACTGCCAGTAGCGGTGACCAGTTAATATGTAACCACGCTAGTACGGCATTCACAGTAACATTGCCATCCTCGCCAAGCGCAGGTAATACGGTAACGCTAAAGAATATCGGAGCTGCAACTGTAACAGTGGGGCGCAATTCTGAAGATATTGATTCTGTTGCAGCAGATGGAACCCTACTGACAGGTAATGCAGTTCAACTCGTCTATGTTGACTCAAGTTTTGGTTGGGTAAGTTTATAATTTTAAGGAGATAGCATAATGGCTGTATTAGGGACTAGAGGTGGTGGACACGGTGTGCCGAATATTATGTGGTTAGCGAGTTTTGCTTGGACACCTTCTGCCACGTATGAAGCATACGTCTATGTAATCGGAGCTGGGGGTAGTGGAGCATCCGCGCCACGCGATGTAAACTATTCCGTTACGGGTGGTGGTGCAGGTGGATGTGCTATTTCTAAACTTACGCTAGTGTCTGGAGTAGAGTACACGTTTACTTGCGGTGCTGGTGGGGCAGGTGGTGGGCCGTACACATCTGAGCAAGATGGCAGCGCAGGAGGGAACTCTACGTTTTCGGGATCTGGCATAAGCACGATGACAGGTAATGGTGGGAGTGCTGGTGTCAAGTACTCTGGTGCTGGTGGCTCTGGTGCTACTGGAGGTAGTGCCTCTGGTGGTAACATCGCAAATTTTACGGGTGGAGCAGGGGGGTCTACCAGTAGTACAAGACAGGCATCTGGTGGTGGTGCAGTAGGTCTGTGGGCAACAGGTATGTCAGGCGAGGCAGGGTATGATGACCCGTATCCATCTCGCGGTGGAAACTTGAATCGAATTGTAGCTGGATATGAAGGTATCTCTAGTCCGCGCTCTTTCGATCAGGATAATCCTGCTATTATGCAACCGTTTGGCGTAGATATTTCAACGTATACGCAACCGTTTGACGCAGGTTTTTACGATGGTGATTCGACTGTAGAAACAGGTTCCTATCCCAAATACCTACATGCTGGTTACGTAGATTATTCTGCTTCAGCAGTTTCAGTTCAGGTAGGTCAATGGTGGGGCAAGTATGATAGTAATGACCACTACTCAGGGCCAGCAGGTCCATTCTGCGGATCTAATTCGTTGCAAACAAGCTACTCGGGCTACCAATACGGGGGCCGTGGCTCAATGGGTGGTGGGTCAGGTGCAACGCTCAACGATAACGGATCTGCGAGTACGTTTAAAGCTCAGGGTGGCGAAGGCTGCTGTATGATTTTTCCAATTACGCAAGGTTAAAAAAATGTCAACAAAATTCAATATAACATATGCTGATGGATCACAGAACACTATAGTAGCGGATGAGGATTTTGCAAAAAAAATCACCGCAGGTGGTGGATCGTACCAGCTTGTCCCAGAGCGCACTGTTACAGATGGAGAGATTGCTAAATCTCATCGAGCGTGGCGTAACGGAGAACTAAGAGCGACCGATTACATTGTGCCATTAACAGATCATCCTCAGCGTTCAGCTATAATGACATATCGCCAAGAACTCCGTGATTGGCCAAGTACTGACGCGTTTGGCACAGATGGGGTGTACACGCGCCCCACGCTATGAGCGATAAAAAGAAAGTTTTGGCATGAACAAATATCCACCACCGGAAGAAATTCCAAGCGCGGAAAGACAGCGTCGCCTTTACCTAGCGGCGGTAAAAGAAATAGAAACATTAAAATCGGAACGAGAGCAAGCAAATGTAGTAGCAAACCAATTTCGGCACGACCGAGACGAAGTTCGTCAGGAACTAGGGAAAACTAAGCGGACTGTTGTCACTTTGACAAAGAAGCAAAAAGCTGCAGACGAAAGCAAAAAAGCAGCTGCATGGTCCGGAGGAGCTGCTATATGCGTAACTATCCTATACCAATTATGGCACACAATAGGGTTCCCATTTGCCAAAGGTGGAAATGATAAGCAGTGGCAAGCGTTTTGGGAACACGAAGCTGTGTATGGAGCAATGGTTTGGCTTGTCACTGTTTTTCTCGCAGCTATGTATCGGGCGACAAAAGAATGAAATCACTACTAAACAAAATTCTAAAAATCCTGCGCGCAAATACAACAAAAAAAAGCGAACTGCAAAAAAAAAGAAAAGAACAGATTAAAAAGATGCGAGCCGAATGGAACAAGAGGCAGTAGCTGCTTTAAATGAATTCGGCCAGCAATCCGGTTTGAATACTTTAATAGCAGAATGGTCATGGCTAGCACTCATCGCGTTTGCCATGTTGTTTTTTAAGTCTACTATCGATAACGCAGTCGCAGGTGTGCAAGTTTTTTTTGGCCACGAGTATAACGAAGATGACATCGTAATATTAAATGGTGACAGGCCAGGTCGCATAGTCCGCGTCAGCGTGACCAAAACGGTTTTTTACCTCTACACTTTTAGGGAAGGCACGATTTCTGGAGGAACAAAGTTGGCAGTGCCGAATGCGGAGCTTGCTAGTCTGCGGATCGAACGACCGCTACCCAAACTTGACGCGAAAGATTTTTTTAAAGAGGGTGAAATAAACGGCAAAAATCCCCAAAAACCTCCCACTTAAAACCAGAAGGGGCCAAATGGAAACGAAAAATATAGACGATAAAATAGCTGACATGGAGCAAAATCAGGCCACAGCTATAGCCGAGCTGCAGACAGCTCAAAATAAGGTTAACGAGCTGCAGAATCTACTGCAGCGACAGCAGGGAGCGATCACGATTTTAAAAAATTTAAAAACAGAAAATGAACCACAAACCGAAGAAGGGGACGATTCACATGAAATTTCTTGACGATCTCAAAAACAAATTAGGAAGTAGAAAATTAGGTGTCACTGCAGCGGTAGCAGCAGCTGCAGGTACGGGTAGCGTGGAGATTACGTGGCCACTCGCACTCGTTGCTGCTGCGTATGTGTTGGGACAAGCGTACGTAGACGCACACGGTACAGCGTAGCATCGATCCCTGGGGGGTTGTCGATGTTACCAGGGGGGTGGGACAGGAGGCGTGTCCCATCCTCTACTAATACGGTAAGTTTTCTTCTACAGTAGAATCTTCTGCTTTTATTTGCGTTAAATACTTATTGGTTGTATCTATCTTCTCGTGGCCCATTCGATCTTTAACACTTGCGATATCTACACCATTTCTGAGCAGTTGGGTAGCATAGGTATGCCTATAGCTTGTGTAGGTGGGCTTACTTGATCCTGATCTGCCGTATATTGCTTTTTCATTTTGATTAAATTCTTTTATACTGTCAGCAAATTGATTATTCGATATAACTACATTTTTTGTGCCAACGCTCCGAGGATCTTTATCCCATTTGCTGCCTTGTTTCACATAACGTCCTGATGGGATAATATATTGACCTAACATCTCTAACTTATTTTGCCGTTTTCTCTCAATCTCAATCATATTTTTTAACTCATCTTTAATACCAAGCGTTCGAAATTCGTGATCTTTGGGTGTATGTATTTCACCGTTAGCTGCACACGTTGATTCTTTCACATATAAAAATGATGCCTTGTTTTTATTTATTACTAATGCGTCCCATTCCAGCCATCGCATTTCATTGGTTCGCAACCCACAATACAGACCGAAATAAATGGCGATTACAATGCAGCCATGCATTGGATGTTTACGTCCACAGGGATCGGTATAGTAATCATATTTCGCGCTTAGAACTTCAATCGTTCGTTTGGCCTCATCTTCGGTTAAAACTCTACGTGGTTTTGTCGTTGTTTGTTTAATGGTTGGGCATCGATTTTTATTATATGGGGAACGGTCTATTAAATTCAAATCTATACAGGCAGTAAAAAAGTTTTTTAAAGCATAATTTTTTTTGTTTGTGGTGCTTGGTGAATGTTGATTCCGTTGCATATCCCACCATTCATAGTAATCGTCCTCAGACATAGATGCTGGATTAGGATGTTTTTTTCTTACATCCGATAAAACTCTTGTAAGCTCATTTTTTGTTTTTTGTAATGAATCAGGTTCTTTGCCCCAATCTTTCCTTGTTTTATTTTTTGCGTTTTCAAGGTATTTATCCACAATTAAATTCATATCAAGTTCCACAGCAGCAACGGAGTTTGTTCTTTTAATGTGATCTCTGTAGCCAGGCCAAACCAATGCAGCATCCGCAGGACTAATTAAAGGTTTAGTTAGTCCAAACTCTCTATAGTCGTTTACCCATATATCTATTTCTTCCGATGTAGCAATGCCACTTTTAGACGCTTGTTCAATTCGATTTACGGCAAATTGCAGGGCTTTCGTGATATCTGATTTACTTACTCTTTTAATACGTGGGGGTGGATCTTTTCTGAATCCAGAGATCCATATGTTATACTGTAAAACCCAACGTCCTTTTGGCTTTTCTTTTGTTGGCTGTTCAAATGTCAGGCTTGGCATATTACTCGCTCCGCTGTGTATTTAGTCTGCTCTTTTAGACACGAAAGCAGTGGGGGGGATAAAAGGGGGGATAGTTTATTCGTATTTCCCGTTATATCCCACATTTTGAAGTAATGTTAAGCAAAGTGGAGTAATACTGCAAGTAGGACCAACAGACGTTGCGGATATACAGTATATGTAGCGTTTTAGCCTAAAAAAGTAGGGAAGCCCTTGTATTTAA